AGTTCTTTGGAGTATCACCTACTTAACTTTTTACAAACTACTTACTGAACAAATAAATCGAAAACATGTCTCCAAAAGATAACGAAGAACTGAAAAGAACAGAGCTTGAGATGGCTCTTGAGCAACCAGAAACATCGGCAACCTTCGGTAGCCACATCAAAGCGAGCGGATCGCTCGGGGTTCCGATCAAGATAGCAGCAAGTGGAGCTGAATTGTGGAGGGCGATCATAATACCTTCAGGCGGTGGGAAAAGCACGTTAGCAGACAAATTTGGCTGGGGTGATCCTGATCTATGTGTAACAGACTCAGAGTTTGCAGATGATCTGGGAGCACTGAGGCACGCAGCCAATCTAGCAAAAGGCAGCTTACGAAACAAGCTCTGGCATTCACACAACCTACTTTGGTTCAGAGCAACAGCAGATTGTCTTGGACTATTCCTCAACCATTCACCCCGTGTGATAATGTTGCATTCGATGAGCCACGCGAGATCGATGGGTATCAAGATCATAGGAGTGTGTATTCCGTCAGTTTCACTGCACGAGAAGTACATAGCTGGGAGAACTGTGGAAGCACAACTATTAGCCAGAAGCAACAGAGCAACAGTAGTGAGTGAAGTTGCCAAACCTGGAGGCTTGGCAAGTGATTCCATATTCTACTACGATCAAGGAGAGCTCAGAAACGAGAAGTTGATGACACTTGTAGCAAAAGAGGGTCTCTTGAGTGGTGCTCCAGGTTACAGAGCTGGCTGCAGAGACTGGGACGATCCAAATACGAGGACAAGTCCACAGTACAGACCCGGATTGCCAAGTTGGGTATACAGCGGGCAGCCACCACCAGAGCCGGGTGCCACGTATGATTGTGCCACGAAGGCAATTCACTTGGTAGCTTGTGGCAAGGCACCGAGCGTTCTCGCAGACTACTGGATGCACAGGATAGCTCCGAAAGTGCGGACGATAGCTGCATCAGCAGAGATGACCACAAACAAGTGGATCGAGATAGCTGGACGAGCAGCTCAACATGCTAAAAACAGAATTTTGAAGCAGGATCCGGTCTACAAAGATTGGTGGACGCTGAGCTTGAGGGCAGAAACCAACCCAAAATTTGAGGACATGGTTGAAGATAACTATGTGTACGAAGCAGGAACCAAAGCTTTGCTGCCTTTTTCGCTCAGTGACAGAATGATAGATATCAGCAAAACCTTGAGCAAATCAGGCGACAAACCATTCAACATAGCTGTGGCAAAAGAAGCTTTCAATCAGATACTCAACTATCACAGGGGGGGGAGTCATCACTTTGTCATTACTATGCTTGAAGTCTTTGTTTGCCATGTCGGAATGAGTTTGGGCAGCAACTACTTGGGACATATGAGTAGGTGTGGCTTTCTTTGTACACCGAGAGACAAGCTGAAAAAGATACTTGGTGACTGCCACAATGAGTTGAGACAAACTAGCACATGGTTTGGAGAGAAGCAGTCTCCCAAAGTGAGGAAAGCACTGATGTACATCAATCAGGTGGTGGGCAGAGTGTCAGGAGTGCTACTACCGGACGAAGAAATAGTCAAGAGAACAACTGCGTTCAACAAAGTTGCGTGGGATCGAAAAATTGGAGATTGGACAGCAGCCAAATACATGGAACTGAGTCTGGAGTCGATAGAACTGGAGATTTCCAAGATTTCAATAAAGGGTACTACGCATGAAGATCTTCTATCTCACTGGGAAAGTAGATGGACCTGGGCAGCTGGGGGATCAGCAACAGGATCACCGGACAGAGGTCACCTCCAGCTTCTTGGTGACTTGACAAACCATGTTGTTAAAGGATTGGGCAAGAAAAGGGTGCGTTTGAACAAGCGCGGGTATTTCGAGATAGCAGAGTTGAAAGATATCATAGCTGGAATGTCAAAGATAGATGTGCTTTACACGGGGATGTCAACCAAATGCGAGATCGGAAAATTGAGAGCCCTGCTACCAGGAAATTTGCT